AAGTATTATTTACTGAAGATTGAAGGCAAGACAATGACGGGATATGCAGACTTTTTATAGAAAGAGTGGTGAAGCGATGTTTAAAGATGATGAGAAGACAACGAAGTTGAAAAATTTGTTATACAGTTATACATACATTGAGGATGAAATAGAAGGCATAAACGAAGAAATTTGTAATCTGGGTGAAGTAATTAATTCACAGAGAGATATTAAGGCTCTTAATTTGACTGGGATGCCAAGAGGAAATGAGATATCAGATGTTGTATATGAGAGTGTTGAAAAAATAATAATGACATATGGCCAGGAAATAGCTAAGTTAGAAAATAGGTTGGACAAGGCTTTTAGAAAAAGAAATCTTATTAATTCATTGATCAGTTTATTAGATCCTACAGAGAAGAAAATCATTGAATTAAAATATTTCAAAAAATATAAGATTTGGATGATAAGTGGATGTGTGAATTATGGAAAAAGCCAGGTTCATGAGATTCACAACAATGCAATCAAGAAAATGTCAGAGGTGTATTATTTTGAGAATAATATCTGAAAACAATCCTGAAAAAGTTATAATCACACCGGATTTAATAAAAAATTTAAAGCTTGATGACGATAAAAAATATAAAATTTTAGTGATCAATAAGAATTTATGTAACAACGGCGTTGATACAGTTGAACCTGCAAGAGAATTACTTCCAGGCATACTGATCAGTCAGCATGGATATATATTTATATTTGAATGTACAAATAAAAGAAATGTCAAAAAACGTGTATGTGTCAACAAAGTTGACTACATAATCAATAAAAAATTAATAACAGAAATAAAATAATTTTAGATTTTTAAAAAGTGCGGACAAAATCGGACACTTTATGTGTTATAGTATTAGAGTAGAAATGTATAGTTAGGGGCATCCAGAATTGGGTGCCTTTTGTTGTTGATACGGACTGATTTAAACCGTATAGGGCGAGGGGCGGGGAATAATTTGAAAAGAGGGTGACAGTTTGGCAATTGGAGAAATTATTAAAAATAAACAACCGGATATTTATTATAAGTTAATTAAGCTTAGCAAAACTAAACAAGACAATGTTGACTATAAAAAACTGATGGAAGACGCTCCAGTATACAAACGTCACGGTGGAGCTCTAAGGCAGGTGCGGTATGAGCAATGAATACTGTTGAACCAATCAGAGATGAAAATACAATTTTAGATTTTGCGGATTATTTAAAAGAAAAGTGCATAAGAGACTTTGTTCTGTTTATGTCCGGGATATATTTAGGACTTAGAATATCTGACATATTGCCTTTAAAGGTTAGGGATGTTAAAAATGCAGATTATCTGTTTATGACTGAGAAAAAGACCGGGAAGAAAAGCAGAATCAAAATTAATGATGAACTTAAGCAAATATATAAAGAATACATCGTTGGTATGCGTGACTATGAATTTTTATTTCAGCCAACAAGAGGTAAAATTAAAAATCATCCAATCACTAGGCAAAGAGTTTGGCAAATACTTAATGCTGCTGCTGATGAGTTTGAGTACAAGGATCCTATTGGGTGTCATACATTACGCAAGACATTTGGGTACCTTCTCTACAGTGAAACAAAGGACGCTGCAGCTCTACAGGATATTTTTAGACATTCAAGCATTGGTTACACGAAGAGATATATAGGCGTTACTCAGGACAGCAAAGACAAAATGATGAACAAATTATCGTTTGGAATTAAAAAACGGTAATTTTATTTTTTAGGGGTTATATTTTACATAATTAAATTGAGTAAAATATGTTGTTTTAATAATCCTATTTCTTCTATCAGTATATATTGGGTTAAAAAATGAATTTTACAGAATACTACGATATGTAAAATTCGTTTGGGTGTCGAAAAAGGCGAGTTTTTATTGAAGTTTCAAAGAGAAGTAACATTTAGGGCAAAAAACCCTATAAGACGTTTTGCGAAATTTATCTGATTTTCGAATTGTATGCCCGGAAAACAAACTCAATTGATGTTAATATTTTTCATAACAATAATACTTACATACCACGAATAAGATAATGATTGATTATCTTATTTTTATTAGTGCAAATTGGAGTTGATAAGCATGTCAAGACAAAGGAGTCCTAATAGAGATAAGGCCTTTGAAATATATAAAGAGCATGAAGGGAAAATATCTTCCAAGGAGATTGCAGAGCTACTAAATGAAAAAATTAATAACATAAATTCATGGAGAGTTCAAGACAAATGGGCAAAAAGGCTAAATAAAAAAGGTGCTCCATATGGTAATCAAAATGCTATTGGTAATGCAGGTGGTGGAGCTCCAAAAGGTAATTATAATAGCTTTACCTTTGGTAAGTATACTGAGAGGATTCCATTTGCTGTCAAGAACATAATGGAAGAGTTAGATAGTGCAGATCCTTTAGAGAGATTGTGGAGAAGCATTTGTCTGCAAGAAGCAAGAATTATACATATGCAAGATTTAATGCATGTTAAGAACAGAGATGATCATACAAAAGACATTAAAAAACTCACAAAGGGTAAACAACAAGGCATTGAATATGAAATACAGTTCGCCTGGGACAAAGAAGCTAATTTAATGAATACTCTGTCAAAGGGTATGAGCACTCTTACTAAAATGATTAAACAATATGATGAAATGCTACATGCTAACTGGGACATTGCTACAGATGAACAAAAGCTAAGAGTAAAGCGATTGAAACAAAAGATAGAACAGGATGCTTGGTAATATGAATTATTCAACTATTAAACAATTTTTTAGAGGTCTTGAGTGGCAGCTGTTCAGGCAGCAAATCATTTTTGATAGAATGGTTACTGTTGTCAATCCGGATGGAAGTATATCCAAGCATATTGTATGTGAATATTGTAAGAAGAACATAGTTGTATCAAGACATATACAGATACATCATACTCCTATTGAATTGACTGATGATAATGTCAATGATGTCACCATTTCGCTTAACCCTGACAATGTTAAAATAGCATGTTTACATTGTCACAATAAAGAGCATGATAGGTTTAGTGGTCCAGCTACTAAGAGACATGTTAAGAATAAAGGTGTGTATATAGTTTATGGTCCACCAATGTGCGGTAAGACTACGTACGTAAAAGAGAACATGCAACCAGGCGACATAGTTGTTGATATGGATAGGTTGTATCAAGCTGTTAGTCTGCAACCACTGTATGATAAACCGGATAACTTAAAGTATATTATCTTTGGATTAAGAAACACATTGCTGGACAATATCAAAACAAGGTATGGCAATTGGAACAGCGCCTGGATAATAGGCGGTTATGCTGACAAGTATGCAAGAGATAAGTTAGCTTCGGACTTAGGAGCTGAGCTTGTTTATATTGAAGCAGACAAGGAAGACTGCCTGTATAGATTAAACTATTGCAATGACTATAGGCAAGAGCACAAAGATGAGTGGACAGAGTACATTAATAATTGGTTTGATAACTTTACAAAATAAAATAATACCCCCATGTTTTTTATTTAGCGACCCCCTGGGGAGCGATGTAGGGGGCCCATTATTCTCACATGAATCAAAAAAATGAAATCGGGGTGAAGCTTTTGAAAGAACTTGATAAAATGCAAGTTTACAGCCAAGAGTTGAATAAATTGACTGAAATATTCAAGGATATTGAGGAGTCTAAGAGTAAGCTTGTCGAAGGGTTAATTCAGGAAACAGCATATCTTAGAGGTGAACTCTTTGATATGAAAAAAATATTAGATGAAACAGGCATGATAAAGATAAATCCAAGTAATAAGGCAATGCAAAAGACATTGCCGATAGCAAATGAGTATAGAAGAACAGTCAATATTTATGCCTTAAATGTAAAAGTCCTAAACAGCATACTGATGAAAAATACTATTGAGGGCGAAGATCCTTTTGACGAGTGGATGAAAGGTATGAAGCAAGATGATAATTGATAGATTAAGAGACTTAGCCCAGGATATTGAATTTAAAAATTTGATTGACTATGAGAATAACATTATTAATGGTCAATACTCATATTTATTGGAATATTATCAAAAAACTAAGTCCGGCGAGATTATCATTGGCCATGAATTAAAGCAGTGTCTGAAAAATCTTATTAAAGATTTAGAATCTGACAAGTGGTTTTATCAAATATTTGATGCAGAAATAAGAATAACATTTATTGAAAAATTTTGCAGGCATACCAAAAGCCCATTTTATGGCATGCCGTTTATATTAGAACTGTGGGAAAAAGCAGTAATTGAGGCTTTTTATTCTTTTAAGTGGATAGATACTGGACTTAGAAGATTTAAGAAGCTTATTTTATTGGTTGCCAGAAAAAATGGCAAATCTACACTTTGTGCAGCTATTTGTTTAAGTGAATTTATGGTTGGCAATGCTGGCAGCGACATAATATGCTCATCGAATGATGATGCTCAGGCGGATTTAATTTTTAGCGAAATAACAAACATGCGAGAAATGTTTGATCCTAAGTCAAGAAGAACACATAAAAATCTAAAGGGAATATTTAACCTTAAAAACAAATCAACTATCAAAAAGCTTTCCGACAGGACTAGAAATAAAGAAGGTCGAAACATAGAACTTGCTATACTAGATGAAAGCCATGAAATGAAAGATAACGTCATAGCTAAATCAATTGAGCAGTCTCAGTCAACAAAGGATGAGCCAATTTTTATAAATATAACAACAGAGGGCTTTACCGATGACGGTTATTTAGACAAGGAACTTAAGTATGCAAGGGAAGTTCTTAATGGTGAAAGAGTAGATTATACTCTACTTGCATGGCTGTACACAATGGATAGTGAGATTGAAATATTTGAAGATGAATCAAGCTGGATAAAAGCAAATCCTTCGCTCGGAGTCATAAAAAAATATGGATACATTAGGGATCAACTGAATAAAGCACAGGCTGACAAAGCAGAAAGGGTATTTACATTATCGAAGGACTTCAATATAAAACAAAACAATGCACAGGCTTGGCTTATGGAAAAGGACATAATAAACAACCTTACCTATGATATTGAAGATTTAAGGGGTTCTATTGGAATTGGGGGAACTGACCTATCAGAAACAACTGACCTGACTGCTGCAAAGGTTCTGATCATGAGGCCGGGCGACAGGACAAAATACATTTTGCAACACTATTTCATACCGGAAACGAAGGTTGAGGAAGGCTCACATATCGATAAAAAAAATTATTTAGAGTGGGCAAAACAAGGGTTAATAACAATATGCCGAGGAAATGAGGTCGATTATTCGGATGTTGTTATGTGGTATGTAATGCTTTACAAAAAGTATAACATACGAATTTTTAAAGATGGATATGACCGTTGGAATGCAAAATCTTTTGTTGCCGAAATGGAAGACTATGGCTTTGAGATGGAAAAAATAAGACAGGACTACATCAACATGAGCCAGGGGATGAAAATGCTAGAAGCAGATTTAAAAAGCAAATTAGTCAATTATAATAAGAACCCAATAGACATATGGTGCTTGAAAAATACAGCATGTGTAGTTAATAAATATGGTCAGATTATGCCGATTAAAGCTCAAGACCAGGCGAACAGGCGTATTGATGGAGCAGTTGCTTTGATTATTGCTTATGCAACTTATGATAGATACAGAAAAGAATACACGGAATTAATAAGGTAGGTGAGTGATTTGGGGATAATTAATGTGCTTTCCAAGTTTAGCAAAAGTGTAAAAAATTTATATTATGCAAAGGTACTTAACGGCTCGGTCCCTGTTTTTACACAATTTGGTGAAGACATATATGCCAGCGATATTGTTCAAAATTGTATCCGGTGCATTGCTACAGAGATGAGCAAACTTCAGCCGAAACATATTAGGACAGACAATGCAACCGGGATCCAGTCAGTTGTCAGCAGCAGCATAAATAGATTGCTTAAATTTGGACCTAACGAGTGGATGACAACAACAGATTTCTTAGAAAACATAACATATTTGAGGGAAATTAACAAGAATGCCTTTATATATCCTGCATACAGGGAAGTTCCTTTGAGCGACGGACTCGTTAGAAGGGAATACACAGGATTTTATCCGTTAAATCCGCGAGAAGTGGAGTTTCTACAGGATGCTTCAGGAACAATTTATATTAGAATGCACTTTGCAAACTTCTATGAGTATACAATGCCGTATGCTGATATAATCCATTGGCGAAAGGATTTTGGAGCAAATGAATTCATGGGAGGAGATGCAAACGGTAGGGCTAATAATGATGCTATACTTAAACAACTGAAAATTAATGATATTGTTTATCAAGGATTGGAAAAAGGAATTAAAGCAGGTCTTACAATAAGAGGATTGCTTAAAATTAACACCATGCTTGCTGATGAAAAACAGGAACAAGACAGAATAGCCTTTGAACAAAAGATGGCAAACAGTGAATCTGGAATATTGGCAATTGATTTAAAAAGCGATTATCAACCTTTAACCCTTGATCCTAAGATAATAGACAAAGAGACAATGGAGTTTCTTGACAAAAGGATAATTAATAATTTTGATGTGTCTTTGCCAATATTAAACGGAACATTCACAGAAGAGGAATATCAGGCATTTTATGAAAAGAAACTTGAACCTATGGTAATTTCATTAGGACGTGCTTTCAGTAAGACTTTATTTACAGCAAGAGAATTGGATGTTGGAAATGAAGTCATTTTTTATTCTCAGGGGTTGCTTTTTACTAATATGGCAAACAAGATTTCCGCTGTGGATGTTTTGAGCAGTCGAGGGACACTGACAGATAATCAGATACTTGCAATATTTGGCTACCCTCCATTTGAAGGAGGCGATATAAGGCACATGTCACTAAATTATATTAATAGAGAAATTGCTGACTCATATCAAATGGGTAAATTAGCAAAAGAGAAGGAGGTTAAATATGGGTAAGGAAAATAAAGCATTAAAATTTGATAATGAAATAAGACTTGTTGAAATGAGAGCTGTCGGAGAAGAAGACGGTAAGATGGTCCTTGAAGGATATGCAATAACATATGATCAGCCGGCTACTCATGAATATGGAAATTATAAGTTTACTGAGGTTATTAAGAGGGGCGCCCTTGATACTACCGATATGAAGGATGTTCCGATGAGATATAACCATAATGATAGTTGGCTCATTCTCGCCAGGACAAGAAACAACAGTCTGCAGCTTATTAAAGATGATGTCGGCCTTAAAATACGTGCTGAATTGATTGATACGCAAAGTAACAAAGATGTTTATAAGTCAGTTAAAGAAAAACTGATTGATAAGATGTCATTTGCATTTCGTGTAGCAGATAAAGGCGATACTTGGCAATATGGAGACCTTGAAACCATTAGAACTGTTACCAATATTCAAAAACTTTATGACGTTAGCGTGGTGGATACCCCGTTTTATGATACAACGAGCGTTGTTGCAAGGAGTTTTGAGCTGCTGGAGAGTAACTTGAAACAGCTGGAGAGCTTTGACTTGGATAAGCGTAAGTTACAATTGAAATACCAATACAAATCTAAATAATAAGAGAGGAAAAGAATATGAATTTAAAAGAAATGTTAAAAAAAGCTAGAGAAAAAAGAAGTGCTTTAGTAACACAAATTGAAGGAGCTGAGACAAGAGAAGCTCTTGACAAAATTGAGCTTGACATAAGGAAGGCTGATTTGGAAATTGCTGATTTAGAAGCAAAGATAGCAGTTGAGGAAAGAAATAACCCAACAGATCCAGCAGCAAGAAGCGCATCCGGTGCAGAAAACGGACTTAATCCAATTGCATCTTTTGGATTGAGTGGTTCAGGTATTCAATCTAGATCAGAAGAAGATGTTTATTCTTCTATGGAATACAGAAATGCTTTTAAAGACTACATTGTTAAAGGAACTCCAATCCCGGACAAGTTTGTACAAAAAAGAGCTGACGAGATGACCATGGTAACCGATATAGCAGCGGTTATACCAACAACCATCCTTAACAAAGTAATAGAGGATATGACCGTAGAAGGAAAAATTCTTTCAAGAGTTACTCAGACAGCATTCCAGGGCGGAATTGCAATTCCAATTTCCGAAGTCAATCCAACAGCAACATGGCTTGCATCTGAAGCAGTGGTATCTGCAGAACAAAAGGCTGCAATGAACGCAAAACTAACTTTCTCATATCATGTTTTGGAAGCGAAGGTTGCTATTGGATTATTATCCTCAACAGTATCATTGCCAATATTCGAATCAACTATAGTTAAACAACTGAAAAAGGCTATGACTAGAGCACTGGAAACTTCAATTGTAAGCGGTTCTGGTGCTGGACAACCTTTAGGATTTACAAAACATAGCTTATTGCCTGCAGATCAGATAGTTGAAATTAAAGAGGCAGATATGGGGAAAGTTGTAACATGGGCAGGAGTTGAAGCCAAGATTCCGGAATCTGCTGAGGACAGCGTAATCTATGTAATGAGCAAGGCAACATGGGAAAAATACTTAAACGGTATGGTATCTACAACAGGTCAAAAAATCGGCCTTGGAAAAATTAACGAGAAGGGTCAGAAGATACTAAATGGTAGAGAAGTGTTGACTGTTGATAAATTTTCATCATACGATGCAGCACAGGTGGGAGATATTTTCGGTGCTGTTGTTGACTTATCACAGTATATGCTGAATTCAAACCTTGCTATGTACTACAAAAAATACTTCAATGAAGATACAAATAAGTGGATACATAAAGCCCTAATGATTGCTGATGGTAAAATGGCAATTGGAACTATCGGTGAGGTAGGAAGTGAAACCTTAGTTGGGGCAAAAGGTTTAATCTATTTGAAAAAAGCAGCAACAATTTAATTGACCAGGAAGTGATAATATGGCTCTATTGGATGAAGTAAAAAACAACCTAGGCATTACTGTTAGCGATGCTAACATAGATTTAAGCATAAACAGTAAAATAACAGCTGTCAAACTGTATTTGGTTAACGGCGGTGCTGTAATAGAAGATATACCAACAGAGTTGGAAATTGCATGCATTTCAATAGGAGTCAATGATCTTCTTAATAATAATGCCGGAGAAACTAAATTTTCTCCGGCATTTGATATGCTTGCAAGACAAATATGTAGGGGGTGATAATATTAAGTTTATTACACCAGTATTTTTGATTTCATTTGAAATAAGTTTTGATGATGCAGGCGATAAAGTCAAGGCACCAGTTGAAAAAAAAGTATTGAGTAACTATTTGTCAATTGGACAAAAAGAATTTTACGAAGCTCAAACAAGTGGTATGAAACCGGAACTGAAGATTGAGGTTAGGGAGTTTGAATACAATAACGAAGATACGCTAAAATACAATGGCGTTGTGTACAATATTATTCGGACATTCCCAAATGTTAAAAAGGGCACTGTTGAATTAACTTGCAGCAAGCCGATAATGAAGGTGATGTAATGGCTATTCCAAGCCCCATTAAGTTTACTAAAAACGGCGTTGAGTATGTTTCTCAAGTTGACAGAGTTAATTATACAATAAAAGAACTAACCAGAGCTGCATTACGCGATACAGGGAAGTATGTATGTCGAATGACAAGAAAGCAAATTAAAAGAAGAACCGGAAAGCTGGCCAAGAATATTCAATATTGGGTTAGAAAAAGAGAAACGGATTTGTTGGTTGGTTTTAAAGTAGGTGGTTTTTACGGTATATTTCAGGAATTGGGAGCTCCGGAGAGAGGAATACCTAAGGTAGGAGCATTAAGAAATGCCGTTTATAACAATATTGAGGAAATTATAAAAATTCAAGGTATGTATTTGAGTGCCATTGAAGATGAAAATACAGCTCTCGGATATATTAACGAGAGTGAAGAAATGGGTGATGGTTATTAATACAGATTTACTTAAAAAGCATATGAAACCAGAAATCGTGTCTATATGTTCAAATGTTTCATATGGAGAATATGATCCTGATATGAGCATGCCCTATGCTGTCTTCACAATTGACGATATTGATGTTGGTGAAAGGGAAGATAAGCAGCTTGAAGTTAATATTTACAGTGATGATATTAAAGAGCTTGAAATCATTGCTGACAGCATTGCTAATAAATTCAAAAATTATAAGTACATCAATGATAGCTTTTTGATTTTTACAAATGTTAATTCAAGAAATTCAATGGATGATGATAAAAGCATAATCAAGAGAAGAAGGATACTAATAGATATATATTTTTATGATAGGAGCGTGAGTTAATGGGTTTACTAAAAAGTTTAAGCGGATATACGGCCAAGACAGCAGAAAATCTTGTACTGGATGCCGGAGCTTTTTTTAAGAATTTTGATGTAAAGGCAGATACATATGATACTGCCGTTACTGCTGGCAAATTGCTAGGTGCTACCAGGGGCGGAGGAAACTTCAATGCTACTCCAACAGTAAGACAGGTTGAAGTCGATGGCGTAAAAGGTGAGGCAAAGGGGTTGACAGTAATTGATTCATGGAAAGTAACTATGACAGCTAACATGCTGGAAGTAACGATTGAAAGTCTTAAGTTATCACTGGCAAGTGCAACATCAGCTGTAGATGCTGTAAATTATCCAGGGTATACACAGATTAAGGCAAATAATTATATTTCTTTAGCTGATTATATTGACAATATTACATGGGTAGGAACAATAAGCGGTTCAGATAAACCTGTTATAATACAAATTTACAATGTTTTGAATACAAATGGTTTAAGTATTCAGACACAAGATAAAAGCGAAGTTGTGACAGCGTTGACGTTGACAGGTCACTATGATGATGCTGATTTAGATAGTCCGCCATTTGCCATTTATTATCCTACACCAGCTGCATAAGAGGTGAAATATGAGAAAGTTAAATACACAGGACATATTCAATTTTACTAAAGTTATGAAGGCTGCAAATCTTAAAGAGGAATTGCAGCCTTTTTTTTCAAAGAGTAGAGAAATAAAAGAAAAAGCTGACAAAAAAGGTATAAAGGTTACTGAGAAAGATGTAAAGCAAATCGGAATCGAAGTAATGTTAACTATTATCGAAGCTGCAGGAAACATGGGTGTCGAAGATAAAGTATATAAATTTTTATCAGGGCCGTTTGAAATGGATGAGAAATCTATTGCTGGACTAAGTATTGATTCTTTATTTGAAAATTGCGAAAAAATGGCAAGTGAGAATAACTTAAGTGTTTTTTTCAATCGTGCAGTAAATTTGATGAAACAGAAGTAATTGATTTACTGCTAAGCAGATACAGCGACATTAATTATGTTATGTTAAGAGATTTTGAAGATGGTATTAAACTTATTGACAAAGCTGAAGAAAAAACAACTGAAAGCAAAATGTTTTTAAGATGGATACCGTATCAAGAGACAATAAGTTTCAATGATTTTAAAAATGGGCTTTATTCATCTGTTAAAAAAGAAAGCAAGGAAAAGATTTTAAATAAAGTTAAAGGAATTTTAGATATGAAGGTAGGTGAATAAATGAACATATTCACACTTATGGGAACTATATTTATTGATACTGACAAGGCAAATGAAAGCATAAGCAAAACTGATGAAAAAGCTCAAGGGCTTGCAGGCAAACTAGGCGAAGGAATAAAGACAGCCGGCAAATGGGCTGCAGGTATTGGAGCTGCTGCCGGTGTTGTTGGTGGAGCTATGTTAGGAGTTGCATCTAAAACTGCAGATGCAATGGGAGCAATTGATGATTCAGCTCAAAAAGCAGGTGTATCTGCAGAAGAATTTCAAAAGTATTCTTATGCAGCTAAGTTATCCGGAATGGAAACAGCGACACTTGAAGGCGCAATGATTAAGGCTCAGAAGTCTTTTGCAGATGCATCAGAAGGCAGTAAGACAGCATCTGAAGCTTTTTCAAGGTTAGGACTTGATGTAAGCAGCATGACAAGTGACGGAGCTTTTGATGCCGCAATCATGGCTTTGGCAGATATAGAAGATACAACAGAACGAAATGCCATAGCAAATGATATATTCGGTAAATCTTATGCAGAGCTTGCTCCTATGTTGAATGGTGGTAGTGAAGGCATTAAAGCCCTAAAGGATGAAGCGGTTAAATTAGGCGGTGTAATGTCAAATGAAGCCGTATCTGCAGGCGCTGAGTTTGGAGATGCGATAGACAAGGCTAAAACCATGGCTAACGGTTTGTTTATGGAATTAGGCACATCATTAATACCTATTTTCATGCAATTGCTTACATGGGTAACTGATCACATGCCGGAGATACAATCATTTGTGGGTACCGCATTTGAAGTGATAAGTAATGTTGTAAGTGTAGCTTATGATTGGTTCAGCAAATATTTATTGCCTATATTTGATACGATATTTACTTGGGTTGGTGAAAATTGGCCGGCAATACAAAAAGTATTTGAAACAGTATTCGGTGTAATATTTGATTTGGTTAGTACCGTATGGACATTGTTCAAAGATGGTTTATTGCCCATACTATCAGCATTATGGGAGTTCATTGAACCTACTTTCCCACTCATCCAGGGCATAGTTGAAGTAACATTTGGAGCGATTGTAAAAACTGTTGAAACAGTTGTTGATATATTTAAAGCTGTTTCTGATGCTATAGCTGAAGCTATTGACTGGCTTACATTCTGGAACGATACTGATGCAGAAGATAAGGATGTTGGAACATCATCTTCAGGTAATAAAAAGAAAAATGGAAGCCACGCTTCCGGTTTAGCGTATGTGCCTTTTGATGGTTACATAGCTGAAGTTCATGAGGGTGAAGGCATACTTACAAAAGATGAAAATAAAAAGTATCGAAACAGTGAAAGTAGTGGCGGAGATGTAATTATAACCGGTAACAGTTTTGTCGTTAGAGAAGAATCAGATATTAAAAAAATTGCCAGGGAACTACATAGACTACAAAGAACAAAAGAAAGAGGAACAGTGCCTGCATAGAAAGGAGTTGCATAGATGGCTAAATTAACAAGGGTTAGAGGATTTGCTTTTAATGATGTTGCAGTTGATAATCTTAAATTTGATTTGCTGAATAACATTTATTTGATTGACGTTGTGAGAAATGCAACTCCAGTTAAGACCAGGTTTGACTTCATCGTGCCCAAAAGGCACGGTAGTCAGACTTTTGACAATAGGTATGAAGATAATTTCATTGATGTAATAGTAGGAATTTATGACATAAACATTGAAACAAGAAGGACCAGGCAAAGAGCATTTCTTAAAAGTTTCATAGGAATAACTTCAAAGCTTATATTTATGGATGAACCAACACTGTTTTATAATGCAGAAGTTATTGATGCCATCGAAGTATCAGAGGGTGAATTATTTACAGAAATTACAATTCATTTCAAAGCAAGCTTTTGTAAATATGAATTGTTAGGAGATCTTAACGATACAATAACAGACAATCTTTTCACTGTCACAGACAATTTAACCGTACTCACCAATAGCTTAGAATGGCCTGCTATAAGTTCTCAGACAGCAAAAGCTATTTCAAACAATGGAAACTTCGAAGCAAACCCTATTATCGAAATTTACGCAAATACAGCCTGTACAAGCGTAATAATAGACAATGGTATAAATAGCTTTACACTATCAAATTTGATAGCTGGAGAGACTGTTTATATTGACACAGAAAAAATGATTGTTTACACAGTTGTTGATAATTCAAAAGTAAGCGCTATAACACGATTTACAGGGCAATTCTTATCTATTCCAGTTGGAGACAGCACAATCACAATCGAGGGAACAAGTTTTAACGTTAATGTAAGTGTTGATTTCAGAAACACGTACATAGTTTAAGGAGGTTGTATGATAACATTAGAAAAGATTTTAGGCGCCTTGACAGGCAAAGAAAACCTCTATAGATGCGGAAGAAATTTTACAGCAATAGAAGAAGCTTTAAATAATAGCGGTGATGTTGAAGCACATAATATTGACGTCACAGCTCACTCAGATATTAGGGCACAAATTAACGATTTGGATACCCAAATAGGAACAATAGAAGCACAAACAATCGCAGCAAACTACAACACAGTAAACAACATACCAACAACAGCAAAACGTGGAAAACTTGACGTGAAGTTAAAAGGCATGAGTGCTGTAAATATGATTAAGAATGGTAACTTTGCAACTACAGACAATTGGAGTACAAGCAATGCAACGAGGTCTGTGAGTGGTAATGTACTTACAATGTTAGCATCAGCTCAATATGGGAATGTCTACTCATACGGTTTATCTGAGATAGCAGGACATAAGTATTATGCAAGTATTGATGTTAAAAGTGATAGCAACAGCGTGTGTTTGAATGATAGTTACTCTAGTACGGAAGTGTTAACATACCATACCGGGAGTAATCAATATGAAAAACTATCTAAGCTATTCACAAGTACAACCACAAAATCATCTTCGGCTATGTTTAATGTGCAGGATAGACGTTCTAGTGGTTGGACTAATGTCTACACAAAAAACGCACGAATGGTTGACCTCACAGCAATTTATGGCGCAGGTAATGAGCCAGACCTTGCGACATGCGATAGGCTGTTTGGCACATATTTTGAGAGTCTACAAGGCTCAACAGGAATTAAGGCTGTTAGCTGTGGAAAGAACTTGTTTGATAAGAGCAAAGCTACGCTTGGTGCTTATGTTTTGGCTGCTACAGGTGCTCTTGGAAATAGTGCAACTTATATGGCAACAGACTATATCACCGTTAAAAGTGGTTCAACTTATTACTTTAATATTACAGCGGGCTCAGGAAGTGCTGGACTTGCATGGTATGACAATAATAAAAATTATATATCGGGTGAAGTATGGGGAACAAATTTACCAAAAGCAAGTATTGCTCCTGCAAATGCTGCATATTTAAGATGCTCCCCATCAAGTGCTAATCTTGACGCATTGGCAAATACATTTCAAATTGAAGAGGGCACAGTTGCAACATCATACGAACCATACAAAGGCACTGACATTGAATACAAGACGTTAGACGGTAAAGCAATTACATTGAATAAACTTCCTAATGGTGTGTATGATGAGATAACAGAGGATGAAAAGTATGTTAAAAGGATTGCTGAAAAGACATTAATTTTAACAGATGTCGACCAACTATATACAGGATATACCAATATTGACGTTATATTTATTGGTGAGGATGCTTTTGCAGATTTAGTAAACGCAGGAACAGCAGATAATGTTGCAACTAAATTAATGACACCTATTTCTACTCCTGCGAATAATACTTTAGGCACGTTTGACAGTACTACAAATGTTGGAAAACATAGATTTAATTCAAGTAGATTAGAAGTGATAGTCTCAAAAGGCACATATGCAAATTTAGCAGCAGCTCAAGCATCACTTGCAGGTACAAAGATAATTTATCAACTTGCAACACTTCAAATACTTGATACCAACGCAGCGCCATTGATAGCTGAACCAGGTGGTCAAGTTGCTATAACTTCAACATCTTCACCTCAGACAAGTGCTGAGTTTAGTTATCCTACAAACGTTGGGGCAGCAATTGATGGATTGATTGAAAGTCAAACAATTATTTCTGAAAGTATGAAAATTGTACAAGATATAACAAAGGAATATGCATACCTAGCAAATGCAACAAATTTAGACTCAGTAGTTGACACTGGAAAAACATATCTGTGCTATACAAGATATGGTGCTCCTATAACAGACTCAGATAATACATACATTGTCGAAGTATATAATACAGGTTTAGTTGGTCTTGATAGATTATTTCAAAGAGCTACTATAATAAATTCTTCTAGCAGCCGTCAAGGTGAAATGTACATTCGTACACGTTATAATGGAACGTGGTCAAACTGGCAAAAGTTTGTATATTCAGATGAGGGTTCATGGACGCCAATCCTTGCAGGTCAGACTACAGCAGGAACAAATACTTATAGTGCCCAGGTTGGAAAATACTATAAGATGGGAAAATTCGTACACGTTGAATTCGGAATAACTATGACAGCAAAAGATGCCGCTATGGCAGGTAATGTGCAATTAAAAGGGTTGCCTTTTGCAGCGTCCTCTGGAAGCATAGTAGGTATGGCTACAATGAAAATTGGTAGATATGACAATATTACTTTTGGTACAGGCTATACTGAATTGAGCGGTTATGTATCGGGTGGTACTAACTTTGGATATCTTACTCAAGGCGGAAGTGCTAAAACTTATTCGGCATTGACTACTTCGAATTTAGCAAGCAATTCAACATTATATGGTTCAGCAGATTATTTGATTGATTAAGGGAGGGTGCTATTTATGGAGAATATTGATATTTCGGAAATAACTATAAATCAATTAAATTTATCTAAAATTGATGAACAAGGTAATCTGTGGCGAAGATGTTATATTAATACACCGACTGGAAGGCAAGAACTTCTTGCGGACTTTGGTGAAGCAGTATTTATCGAAGTTTGTAAGACATGGGGAGAACAAGCAACTGTTGTAGAGCCAATTATTGAACAGGAATCTGAACAGCCACAGGAACCAACAGAATTTGACTACTTGATTGATTTGGATTATAGAATAAGCCTTCTTGAATTAGGCATATAGGAAAGGAGAAAAGTTATGACATACATTTATTGTAAAAAAGTAATTCAAAACGGTACTTATGGTACAAAAGAGGACATGCAAATAAAGCTTGATGTGTTCCTACTTAACAACAGGATTACACAAGAAAATTACGATGAATTGACTGCGATGTTAACTGCAGCTTAGGCAACAAAAGAAATATTTCGTGGCCCAGAGACTTTGAAAAAGGTCTCTTTTTTATATGAAAGCAGGTGAGTAATATACTTACAATAATTAATCAGGACGGTGTTGTTTTAGCCTATCTTAATAACCTGGAGAGTGCCAGTGTTCACAAAGTTATTAATGGTGAATATGTACTTGATTTCGTGGCAATTATTGAGGAGTTGAAAACTGAGTTTCTCTATGATGACTCAAATCTAATAGTATACAACAATGATTACTTCAGGGTTGTTACCCTTGATGATGAGCATGATTCTAATAATATGCTTAAGGTTACAGTAAGCTGTGAACATATCAGCTATGACTTGATAGAACAAACAAAATTGACATTCACGCACCAGAATAGAGCTGCAATATATGTCATGAATGACTTGTTAACTGGCAGTGGCTTTACTTTCACAGGGACTGATGTTACTACAACTGCAAGTATAGATGTTCAGTCTGAAACAGACATAAAAAGCTTACTATACCAAGTTGCTATAATCTGGGGAGGGGAAATAGAATACTTCCGGAAAGACATAGCATTAAAACAACAGATTGGCCAGAACAGAGGTACAGATTTCAGATTTGGCAAGAATATGGAGCGTGTAAGAAGATCCATTGACAAGGTTGAAGGAACTGTAAGCTATGAGGTTGATGTTGTACAAGGCAGTGAACTTGAAGAACTCGGATATTATGATTTAGGTGATACTGTAAGAGTTGTTGATGATGCCCTGAACATTGAACTTGATATCAGAATTATTGACATGGAACGTGATCTTGTTACTGGGATGAATGGCAAAGTTGTATTAGGTGAACCAATCAAGGACCTGAGCACTAATATCGCAGCTATAAAAAAGACTGCGAAAGCAACTGCAGACAAAGTAAATGGTGTTATTGATGAGCATGGGAAGTTGATAGCAGAGAAATTGTCAGGCACTTTAAATGATGCAATTGAAACTGTAGAGGGACAAACAGGGTATGTAACGTTCGATACCAGGGGCATATTGATACACAATCAGCCAACTGAAGTAGAAAGCACCTGGGTAATATTACTAAGCAGCGGCGGTATTCTAATTGCAAATGCAAAAGACAATACAGGAAAATGGATATGGCGAACAGCTGTAACCGGGGAAAGCATATCAGCAAATGAAATAACAACCGGAACATTAACAGCTATAAATATCGACGGTGTAACTATAACCGGCTCAACCGTTACATCCGACAATGCAGATGCGGAAATAAAGCTTGATAATGGTGTGTTGAGTATAAAAAAGAAAGATACATTACAGCAGTTTAATATTAATTATAGATCAGGTTTGCCACAAAATATATTACAAAGCGAATTGGAATTTTACGACGAGTTCAAAGCTACAAATCCAAATAAGCCAGCTGAAAATACTATTAGTTTGAATAGCAATAATTCACACATGGGGCTAGAATTTGGTAATGGTGCGGTTAGTTTAGGAAACAACTGGGTTAATATTTCAATGTATGGAGGTACATTTGACTGGATTGAATCATATCCGGCATTTGCTGATTGGGAAAGCAAAGGATATAACCCGCCACCAACAAATGCTGAAGGTTCTAAGGTGATTATTGATTGTGCTACTTCCGCATGGGAATTGTGGCATGTTGACGGTTATCCCCCAATGGTAGTATATAGTAGCAGGATGGATTTTAGTATTGGAATTGTTGAATTTTATGGAAATGTTTCAGTTGATGGGAATTTTACAGTTGATGGTACTAAAAATTGTAGAATTAAAACTGAACAATACGGTAATTTGGATTTCAGCGCATACGAAACAGCAGATATATACCTGGGTGACATAGGCGAAGACGAAGTTGTAAACAGTGAATGTGTTATTAAACTGGATGAAAAGTTACTTGCATGTGTTAATACCGATTTGCCTTATCAAGTGTTTTTGCAGCCATATGGTGACGGCAGAGTGTGGATTGAGCAACGCAATGCAACTAATTTCGTTGTTAAAGGTGATAACATAAAATTCGGATGGGAAGTAAAAGCAAAACGTAGAAATTATGAAAATATTAGATTTGGGCAACCAAATCAATAGAGAGGTGTTGAATTGAATGAGTATTTAAAAAATGCATTTGAAAACGTGCAACCAATAGCAGCCCTGTTTTTAAGTGCGGTTATGTACGTTCTATTTCCTGAGAGCTCATATTTGACGGCATTTTGTGCAGTAGTAGGTGTTATGGTGCTAGACATCATTACAAAGTATTACTCAATTGCTGTCCATCATGGCGGGCTATGGAAGAGCATAAGAGGCAAGTATATAAACAGTAATAGTATGTGGGTGGGAACATCAAGAAAAATATTTGCATATCTAATAATTTTCATAATGGTTGGTTTAAGTTATAGGGTATCACCAGTTGCCGGAGTAGCAGCATTTCTCGGCACGGTTGTTTACTCTATTTTGTTTTTAAGAGAGTGCCAATCCATACTTGAAAATCTTGACGATGCCGGCAGTGATGTGAAGTGGCTACTTGCAATAGTCAAGCACAGAAAAGAAAAAATATTGGAAGAGGAAGGAATTAATGCAGATGGGACCATAAAGGAGGTTAAAACAGCAGATAATGAGTCAAAAGTATAAAGTAACAGAAAATTTACTTACTGTAAATGAATTTTCACGGCCAGGAATCAAGCTGAAAAAAGTGAAAGGGATTGTAATCCATTGGGTAGCGAATCCACTTTCTACTGCTGCAGCTAATAGAAATTTCTTTGAAAATAGAAAATCAGGAAATAGCGGTTATGGATCAGCACATGAGATTATTGATTTAGATGGCAGTATTATAGTTGATATTCCTGCTGATGAAATGGCTTACCATGTGGGCAGCACAAAACCATATACTGACGAAGCAATAAAATACTTAGGATCATATCCAAACAACTGCACATATGGCATTGAATGTACACACATCGATTGGACAGGGAAAATGACTGATGAGACATATAAAACTCTGGTACATAGAGTCGCCGATTTAATGCAACAGTTTGACCTGGTAGGTGCAGAAAAGCCTTTATGGCTGCACCAGGAAGTTGTTGGATGGAAGGACTGTCACCGATGGTTTGTTAATAACCCTGAAGAGTGGGTTAAATTTAAAAATGATGTTAATGAGAGGTGCGAAATGGCTTTACAGTTAACAGAGCAATGGCAATGGGACATGCTGTATGAAAATGTGAAAACATTGCGTGAAAAAGGCATATTGAACACAGCAGATTGGGAAACAAAAGTAAAGAATAAAACCATAACAGTTCATGAGTTGGTATGGCTAAATACAATTATCATGAAAAGACTATTGGAGAAGTAGAAAGGAGCATTTATGAACAATTTAATGTATCAAATCGCAACACTTGTAATATCAATTCTTGGCCTGGTACTGACCGGTTTTGTTGTACCATGGGTAAAAGCTAAAATAGGCACTGAAAAAATGGGCATTGTCCAGATGTGGGTTAAAGTAGCTGTAGCTGCTGCAGAACAGCTTAAGAAATCAGATGTTTTGAATAAGGATGATAGAAAGCAGTATGTTTTAGCGTTTATTAAGGACAAGGGCATTACAATTACCGATAATGAACTTGATGCCTTGATAGAAGCTGCCGTGTATGAACTGAACAAAGCTCAAAATTTACTATTTACAGATTTGGCTTTACAGGAGGGTGTTGCACTATTAGGTGAAACATCTGAAACAGAAAATCAGTAGGAGATGATCCTGCATCTGTAAAGGTGAAGATGCCTTTAAGATTATAACCGGACACAAAATGTCCGGGTTTTTTTATTGTGAAAAAAGCCGGAGGTAATCAATCTCCGGCGATTCTGATATTAAATTATATACTACCTGACAGGTGGTATACCATATAATATTCTTATTGTACAAATAGGTACCACTTATTGCTATCCAGCTCATATTTTAATTCATAAAAGTACTTTTCCTTTTGCTCACATAAAAAGACTAACCTAGTATTTCCAACCAAGTTTTCTTCATAAAACTTTACAATTTTGCCTATACTAATAACTTTTTCATCGAGTGTGAACTGAACCGGCTCGATTTTACCGTCTGTTTTAAAAATAGCCAATACTTTGACTGGCTTGTTTAGAATTCTCATTGTATCACCTTAATATTATTTACTTAAATTTTTAATAACAAACATGCAATTTTGAGCTTTTCACATGCTTTTTATAATAATTATTTGCGTTGTTAGATTGGATAGTAAAGTGACCAGGTATTATGCCTGGTCTTTTTTTAATGCAGTTGTTTAATATGAGTTTCATCATAATTACTTATTATTTTTATTGTACGCGGGCTATGTTCTTGCATTTTAAGATAGTTCTTTTTTATTAAAAGTTTTACATGGCAATATATTGTGCTTACAGAATCCCTATTTGTTAATATTGCAATCTCCCTATATGTAGGAGGATAGCCGTAAGTTCTGGTATAATCATCAATGCACTTCATAATTTCAAATTGAGCATTAGTTAAATACTTCAAATTAAGTCCTCCAGATTATTTAGTTATAACAAATTATAACAGAACAAATGTTCGAAGTAAATATCTTTTCGCTATTTTCAATACACAAATACGAAGATATAATTATATTGAGGTGATGAAATGGATAGTTTTTTAAGTTGGATAGGAGGAAAAAAACTATTAAGAAAAGAAATAGTGAATAGATTTCCTGAAAAAATAGATAGATATGTCGAAGTATTTGGAGGAGCAGCATGGGTATTGTTTTATAAAGATAAACATGCAAACTTTGAAGTATACAATGATTATAACTCTGAGTTGGTAAATATATTCAGGTGTGTAAAATATCACAGAGAAGAATTGCAAAGAGAACTGAATTATTTTCTAAACTCCAGGGAAATGTTTCAAGACTATTTGTCTCAATATAAGACCAGAGGACTTACAGACATACAAAGAGCTGCTAGATATTTTATGATAATTAAAACTTCATACGGAAGTAAAGGTGGTACATACGGTTGTGTAAAAAAAGATACAGCTAAATATATAAACTATCTTAAGGAAATACAAAATCGCTTAAACTCAGTCGTAATAGAAAACAGGGATTTTGAAAAAATTATAACCACATACGATAGAGAAGGTACATTATTTTATTTAGATCCACCATACTACGGTACTGAAAACTATTATAAAGAGGTAGACTTTACTACTGATGATCATGAACGATTAAAGAGAGCAT